AAAACAGTAGTTATCACTATTGTATATGGTAGACAATAATATGGCATTGCAAACAACCGAATTGTCTCAAAAATTACAATCTTATTTGAATATCGATAATGAATTACAAGAACTAGCCGAACGCCAGAAAGCCTTGCGTGAACAAAAGCAACTTCTACAGGATTCCATTGTCGAATTAATGAAAACAAACAATTTAGAAAACCGTACCATTAAATTGTCCGGTCGACAAATCAATCTTGTACCGCGTAAACAATACAGTGGAATAACATTTGGGTATTTGGATAAAACTTTAGGAGAATTAATTCAAGACCAGGACCAAAAATCATATGTATTGCAATATTTAAAGGACCACCGTACTACGAAAGAAGTTCATGAATTGCGTGTAAAACCAATGGTATAAACCATTTTCAATCTTTCAGGGTCAGATACCAGTAACAATTTGAAATGACGCCCATAAAGGCGTCCCCATATCAAATCTTCACTGGTATAAAATGTAGAGTTATTGTAGAGACAACTGAACAAAATGATTGCAGTTCATAATCATAATAATGACGCACAATTACCGGCACATTTATCCGTACCAAGAGGATTGGAAATGGACCCCCGACCTACGATGGCTTATTACACATTAGACGAAATCGAGCGACCATTGCCTACTGTAGAAGACTGTCAATGTGTAGATGATGATAAAATCGATGTTTTTATTGGATTGGTTTCTCTCAATTCATCGAAAAAACAACGTTTAAATAAGAAAACACAAAAACAAAAACAAAAACAAAAACCATTGAAAAAAGGTAAAGACCGTAAAACAAAATCCAATAAGAAACCGTAACCAGCAAAATAACAGTACAAAAATAATCCTTTTTTCTACTGTTTCATTTCACACACACACACATATATACATACACAATTAGTTCACAAGTAGTCCATCGCGAAGTGCTACCGCCAATGGAACAAAAGCCCGTTTTCCATTGGTCATGAAAAACTCCTCATATTTATCAATATTTTCATCCATAGAATATAATTTATGGGGTATAATCTGTACACTATGTTCCAATAGTAATTTAGTAAAATGTTCACTATTTTGTTTCTCATAATCCACGCCTAACCCATGAGTCACCATTTGCCATTTTCGTACATTGGTTCTAAGTTTCTCATCGTCTTTCATTTCCAGTCCCCGTTTGGGTTCATCTATTTTCACATGTTGTTTCGATGATACCAAGGTTGAAGAACCCGAATAAGTCGAGACCAATCCTTTCATATTGACTCTACAGTTCCCTTTGCATTCATAATTACGAATTCCACTCGATACCAACATATCAAATACAACCACGATTTTACCTTGAATGTCAGAAAATAATGTATTCTTCGTCACGTCTTTTTTGTACAAATGCGATTCAAAATGACCTACTAAAGAGTCGGCAATTTTAGGATAAATTGCTTCACCAGGTGTACGTACCCGTAGATGCAAAAATAAAGGGTCTTCGTTATTACTTACATAAAATGCTTGTGTGGCAATCAATTTACACACATCGAAAAATAAAATCGGTTCACTTTCCATAACATCTGAACCAGTTTCACTGGAGTAACTGACCTGTACTTGATCATCTACTAAATACAATTCCATATCAATAAAACGATAACCGCGTTTTAATACTCGTTCTATTGCTTGTAAAGACACTTTGTTGCTCGTTTCTAAAGCACTGTTCCACGAAGACATAATAGCATATTCCATAATGGGCAAATTCACTGTATTATTGGATTTAATCAAAGGAAATGATTCAAAGGGTTCCACTTTTTCAACGGATTCCGTTTTCGGTGCTAAATAATAAGATTCATAGTATTCTTTACGGTAGAGAACAATAGAATATAGTAAATAAACGACAATGCATAATACTAAAGTGATCAAAAGTTTAGACGAAAAGTTCATTTTTTTTATTATTACTCTATATTTCTATAATGGGGTTCTATATGTATAATAAGGTTTAAAAAAACAAGAATTATATAATAGAGATATATTTTATATACTACTATTATTCACCCAATTTATTTATTCATTCATAATCTATACAGTAGAAACATTATAGTAATTAAAAAATAATGGCCGGTGGTTTATTGAATTTAATCGCTATTGGAAATGCCAATTTATTTTTAAATGGCAATCCTTGTAAAACATTTTTCAGCACGGTTTACAGTAAATATACTAATTTTGGTCTACAGAAATTCCGTATCGATTATAGCGGTTCTCGTGATTTGAGATTATCCGAACCTTCTCGTTTTACATTCAAAATACCTCGTTATGCGGAACTGTTATTGGATACATATTTAGTCGTCACTTTACCCGATATTTGGAGTCCCGTATATCCCCCCATTAGCAAGCAGGTAAATAATGAAGGGCTTACTGTAAATGAAAACAATCACAATAATAACAAATGGGCACCCTATGAATTCCGTTGGATTGAAGATTTAGGGGCTCAAATGATACAAGAAGTGGAAGTATTATGCGGTGCATTTACATTGGCCCGATATAGTGGGGAATATTTGAGTGCTATGGTCGACCGTGATTATACAGAAACCAAGAAAAAAGCATTCCGGGAAATGACTGGAAATGTACCCGAATTGAACAATCCAGGATTAGCACATGGTCGGTCCAATACGTATCCCAATGCGTTTTATCAAGAAGGTATTACTACTAGTGATGGAGTGGAACCGTCTATACGCGGACGCAATCTCTATATTCCACTACATACATGGTATATGAATGATACTCGTTGTGCATTGCCTTTAGTGGCTCTACAGTACAATGAAGTAGAAATCAACATTACTATGCGACCTATACAGGATTTATTCCAAGTCCGCGATATATTTGACATAGACGAAGATGGAGGTGATTATATGTATCCGTACATTCGACCTGAGTTCAACCAAGACCGATTCCAAATGTATCGCTTTCTACAGAGTCCATTAAAACAGAACATTGTACAGGCTACCGATACTAGTGGCAATTATGCCTCTGACTCTTGGTTATATCCAGAAGATTATCCATCTAATTATGGCAATCCCGACACAGATGCATATGCCAGTACAGTGAGTACATGGAATGCAGATATTCATTTGTTATCGACATATGCTTTTTTGACGAAAGAAGAGGCCACGAAATTCGCACAAGAAGACCAAGTCTATTTAGTAAAAGAAGTGTTTACACATAAATATGAAAATATATATGGTTCCAAAAAAGTAAAAGTGGAGACAAATGGAATGATTTCCAGTTGGATGTGGTACTTTCAACGGAACGACGTCAATATGCGAAATGAATGGACGAATTATAGCAATTGGCCGTACAAAAATTTACCGAGTGATGTTCAACAACCTCCACCTGTATTATTATTACACCCGGTTGAAAATGGCAAACGATTCAATACAGGTATTTTTATAAGTGGTGATTACAATGTAGAAAATCACAAGGCTATTATGGAGAGTTTAGGTATTGTACTAGATGGTAAATACCGCGAAAATACCCTTCCACGAGGTGCATTTGAGTACATTGAGAAATATGCCCGTACACATGGTTATGCTCGTGAAGGATTGTATTGTTACCAATTTTGTTTGGACACGAATCCGCGGTCGTATCAACCATCAGGAGCCATAAATTTAGGCAAGTTCAAAAATATTGAATTGGAATTCGTCACTTATATTCCACAAGTAGATGCTCGTAATTCTAATTATGAAGTGATTTGCAATGCCGATGGAGAAGCAATTGCTGTGAATAAATCGAATTGGAGACTGTACGAATATACTTATAATTTGACTTTGTTTGAAGAAAGATATAATATATTGTCGTTTATTGGAGGAAGTTGTGGAATGATGTATGCGCGCTAATGAGGGAACCTAAAGGTTCCCTCACACTCCCTCCGTTCCACGTTATACCTTTTGTACAGGATATCCTTTATTGACTTGTTTTCTACCTATACCCCCAAGCAAGGCGCGGAGCCAGGGGGTATGTGGGATGTATCCCCCAGTTTAGGGTGTTTTCAGTTGGGTGGCGCTTTTAGGATGATTCGTTTTACTTCGTTTATATTCTGTTTAAAGTATATAGTTTTGTTTTATATATTTTATATGTTATATGGAAGACCGATTGAAAAAAGTACTACAAAAAAAGGCAATAAAAAATAATTATAAAAATATAGATGTATTGCCTACATTAAATACTACCGAAACAGAGGATATTAAATCTTCTACTGTCAATTCCATACCGGTGGCCACCAATGCTACTCCTCTTGATGTTACTGTAGAAGATGTTGATATTAGTGAAAAAAGCGGTGGTGATAGTATTTGGGACGATGGGGGTGGGGATGACAATGATGCCCCAAATAATATAGAAGAAGGCTTCATATCCAAAAATAATAAAAAGGGAAAAGAATGGGGTCAACGTATTACAATTGCCTTTTCCGTTGCCATTATTATGGCCATAATATTGGGTCTGGTAATCCAAAATCTAATGAAAAAATCAGCCCGATTATCCATGATGATTGCCATTATGGGCTTTTTCATGTTTTTCATTTCCCTTTTATTCGGAAAAGAATGTGGTTTCAAAACAGTGACTTTCGACGATTTCAAAAAACCAATGCGGATACCAGGAGCATTGACCAGTCTTTTTGGAGCAGTGGTGTATTCTCCCTACTGTGTTTTGCGGATTATAGCCAAAATGGGGGCTGTCGTTTGTGGCCACAATGAATGTAAAGAGTATTCAAAAGAAGAATACAAACGTAAAGTGAATAACGATGCCGATTGGATTACCAAGAGTGCGTGTGAATTTTTCTCCATACCATTGGCCTATGCTTTTACATGTGTACTGTATTTCGCATCAGATGGACCTTGTGCGCGACCAGGTCATTTGTTTGCTAATGACTACATACCATTTCCTATTAGGAATATCATTTTATCGTTTTCCTATATTGGTCCTTTGCTTGTTTATACTCTGTACGGTGTGTATTTGCCGAAGTTTATCCGTTTTATGGGTTTAGAACGTATTAGCAAATTCGTGTTTTTGTTTATTATTTCATGGTTTATGGTGTATTTCTTTATACCGATGTTAATGGATTCAATAGTAAATATTTTCAAACTAAGGGCCAATCCTATGATTTATATTTTTATTTTACTGGGCTTTGTCATGTTTATTATTACACCCGATGCAGATGAAATCCGGAAATGGAGTACTTATACATGGAAATACTTGGTTGTTCTATTGTTGCAATTGATTTTGGTACTCGTATTGGCTCCAATTACACAATTGTTCTTTAGCGTATACGTATTTTATTACTTTTATTCATGTAAAGTCGATATTGGCAGATTAAATACCGATTTGTTTCCGGATAATAAATTGAAGGAAATATTCAATGTTCGTCCCCAGGACATTTTAGGCGTAAAAGTATACAATTTTCTATGGGTAGCCTATTTGATCTTTTTCTTGTGGAAATTTATGGAATTGATTATGGGACGGTACAATGTAAGTAAGATCGATGGTGTTGAATTGAGAGGTAGTTTAATATCCAATATACTATTAACTGTAATAGCACTGATTATCTTGTTTGCACTGGCATCCAGAGGGGACAACCAAACGAAATTAGGAGAAGTCTTATTGAGTTCTACAACGGCAGTAGTGGGAAAACAAAACAATAATTCAAAATGGTTATCATTAGGCCTATTGATATTTGAAACATATCAAAAAATGAAAGAAAAAGAAACGGGTACAATTAGTGATAATTTGAAAGACCACAATTATAGTAAAATATACGAACGTATGAAAGAAATTGGAACAGAGGGTGATCCCGATGAGTATAAAGATAAATCAACTGGTGATTTGAGAGATCTTGTAGATAAAGATTATGAAACTGTGGAAAAGAATTTAAAATCATTCATAAATGCCATAAATGAAGTCATCCCTTTCCTTAGCACAACAAAAGATGATAAATCCGTTTTAGAATATTTGGAAAAAGCGGTTGCTGGGATTAATACAAAAGTGGAAATAGCAGAAGATGATGAAGAAAGCAAAGTAAAAAAGATTATAGAAACATACAATGAAATTTTCCCCTATAATGGAGATGAACAGCCCGATAAAATAGACCGGAATACCGTTTTGGAAAACAGATATGTGCTGAAATTTTTGAAAGATCGTTTACAAGATTAAATAAACTATAGAAAAAACCAATTATAATAGAAATGCTATTCTACTATAATTAAAAACATGGGTAAAAACAACAAGAAAAAAACTCAGTCACAACCACAACTACCAAATCGCCCTTTGGTAAGTTTATGTACACCTACTTTCAACCGTAGACCGTTTATTCAATCTATGATTGCTTGTATTCAAAACCAAACGTACCCCAAGGAATGCATGGAATGGATTATTGTAGATGACGGTACGGATAAAATAGGCGAGTTGCTAGAAAATGTTCCCAATGTACCAAAAATACACTATTATCCTGTACAAGACAAAATGACACTGGGGGCGAAACGCAATTATACGCACTGTAGAACAAATGGTTCGATTTTGGTCTATATTGACGACGATGATTATTATCCACCCGAACGCGTAGAACACGCCGTAGATACACTATTGAAAAACGCAAATGCGTTATGTGCCGGTTCCAGTGAAATTTACGTCTACTTTAAGCACATTCAACAAATGTACCAAGGAGGGCCCTACGGGCCCAACCATGCTACGGCCGGAACATTTGCTTTCCGTAAAGAATTATTGAGCCAGACCCAATACAATCCATCCGCCTCATTAGCCGAAGAACGCGAGTTTTTAAAAAATTATACAATACCTTTTGTACAGTTAGACCCCATGAAAACTATTTTGGTTTTCTCTCATAATCACAATACATTCGACAAAAAGAAATTGCTGAAAAATGACAATCCTACATTCAAACCGTCGACGAAAACTGTAGATGAGTTTATTCGCCAACAATACGAAAAACCGGTCAAAGACTTTTTCATGGAAAAAATCGATAGTCTATTGGAAACATACAAACCGGGCGAACCTACCATGAAACCGGACGTATTGGAACAAATGAAAGTCTTGGAAGCACAACGAGAACAAATGCGCTCCAATAATATGCAAATCATGGTACAAGAAAACGGCAAACCACAACGACCCATGACAATGCCCGAAGTAGCCGAAATACTGAAAAAACAACAACAAGAAATTCAAGTATTGAAACAGCATTTACACTCTTTTCAATCGGGGAAAAATCCCCTTCAAGATACTGTAGAAGATCAAGGACGGAAAATTGGGGTTTTGGAAGGTCTGAATACAAAAATGAAAGCGCAACTACTAGAATGGAAAGCCAAAGCCGAACTTTTGGAAAAGGAGAAAAATGCCAATACGAATACTGTAGAAGAAATAGGTGTTGTATTGGCCGATGCTAGTGTACAGGCTTCAATGGAGGATAATTTACCCAATGTTCAAGTACCAGTTCCGTCTACAGTGCCACCAATTCCGTCTACAGTGCCACCAGTATCCACGGCAGAATACATATATCCCGTTTTGTGTAAATCCACACCGGAAGTGCCCGTGGTGATTGTAGAATCGTGAAGAATTTGCAACCACACATCCATGCGTCGACGCGATTCTGCTTCGTATTCTTTGTACAGGTTTTTCCCATAAGGAGTCAAAAATAATTTATCTTCGCCGTGTTTCCATACTCGATTGCGCATTAAATTATGCGAATTTTTAGTGGCCTGTTTCCAATCTGGATCCACACAGTACATATTGTACAGTATACTACGGTCAGGACTATATGCGGCTAATAAATCGGCTTCTCGTACAATATGATATGCATATTGATGAGTACCTAAAGTGGGAAATCCTTTTTTTTGCACTTTGGAATACGACATGGTAGTGATAATAGAACTGACGGCTTTAATTTCGACTGGGCTTAGTTCGGTTTGACCGGCTAAATAATATTGGATTTTGGCTAAACCTTTCTGAGGGTCCACATATTTAGCATCACATAAATCATGTACTAAAGCCGATGTATAAATAACATTTTGTTGGTCTTCTAAATGTGGGTAAGTTTCCAATGAACTTTTCCAATTCACATGTGCATGATGTAGTACATCGAATGCATGTCCAATGGCATGCGATTCATCAATACGAAACTCTTTTACTGTAGAAAAGACAAAAGGTATGATTTGAGACAAAATTTTCATATTTAGGGATATAGGAGATTTTTTGATTTTGGTGGTGGACGTATTGATTTAGTGACTTTCTAATTTTCTCCAAAAAATAATAATTCTTTGTTTGGAAGAATAATTATTTATATTTAGGCATTTTCATTTATATGACTTTTATGATCAATAATCGGGTTCATACTCTAACAAGTCTTCTTTTTTTACATTTTTATCGAGAAAACGATACACGCGCTTGATATCCAATACATCAATTTCGTCTTTTTGCAATAATCCCTCTACACGATGTAGTTTTTCCGTATTCAAATAGAATAGTTCACCGTACAGTACACGTAGTTCTTGGAAAAAGCAAATGACGTCTTTTTTATCCATGGTCATTCTTTGGCATAAACTCTGTAGAAAGAGTTGATTGTTGTATTCAGTGGAATATTTCGTCAACACTTTTGTGAAATCGATTTGGTCCAATTGAATTGGTTTAGGCGTTTTGGGAAATTCGCGATGATACATTTGATTGTTATAAAATGTCTTAATTAAGGACGTCATTTCATTGAATTGCCAGATTTGACTTTGGAATGTGATCCGGCTGATATAATCGGCATAACACATATTGTTTAGCAATTTACAATAAAAGGGAAAGGCCTTTTCATTAGGATGTTGAGACAAAAGACCGCCTATGTTTTCGTGCCACAATAAAGCAACTGTTGTACGGTCAGTCTCATTCATGAATACATTATGTTCATCAATAGGAATATTATTATTTAACAATTTCCACGCAATCTTTTTCGCGTCTTCATTCGATGTTTTCAAATGGAAAATGTTTTGCAATACTGTAGAAGAAATCATATGAGGTTTGGTTTTCCAAATTTGAGACAAAAAACGGAATTTCCGGAGGTCTCCTTGGATGTAGTCAATAATATGCTTGCGGAATTCTACTGGAAATGTGGCAAATGGGGGCAATCCATGTGTTAGCAATTGGTCCGTTTGAACATGTGTCGGTTTTTTCAATTCAAAGACATGACATGCCTTCATTAGTTCGCGGATTTTCTTGTCATTTTCGTGGTTCCCTATACAGAAAATGGGATTGAGTGTCGTATTTTCACCGCGCTGTTTTTTCGTCTTCTTTTGCCGGATGAGTTTAATCAGTGCATCGATACCACCTTTGTCTCCATTGTTCATACCGTCGATCTCGTCCATTACAATGGCGATTTTCCGTACACGATTGCACATCAAGTCCAATACATTGCGATTCGATATATGATTACTGTCTATGGTTTGAAACAAGGTTTTGTTCCGTACATCTCCGGCATTGTACATAATAACGTCATAATTCAGCGATTTCAATAACGATTCTACGAAGGTCGTTTTACCAGTACCGGGATAACCGTAGATATATATTCCTTTTTTGATTGTAGTGGATTGACATTGATCATCGAATTGAGACAAAATGGTGGATATTTCATGTTGTATTTTTGTACGGTCCAACATATCGTTATACAGTGAGAAAACTTTCTTTTCTGCGTTGTTTATGGACTTTTCTCTCGACCTCATTTTTTTACAATATAATTTATTTTTGAATTTGATGGTTAGGAATATACCCAAAATATGATTTATGTATATTCTTGTATTAGTTTCTTATTTTACGAGTTTAACGACCGAATGAACTGAAATCTGCGGTACGGGGCATATAATTTGCTCCACTGGCTTTTCCGGGTACAGCACCATAATAACTATATGGGTCTTGTCCTGGTGTTTGGTATTGGCCTGGGTTCATGTATCCCCCGGGTACTTGTGGTCCTGGTTGGGGGTATCCATTTCCACCTGGTCCACCATATGAATTGTAATAACCACCATTTGCTGTAGATGGGCCTGCTCCACCTGAACCACCTCCGAAAATGCCACCAACACCTTGTACGATATCACGGCCTAATCCTACAGTTCCTTGTGTCACGTCTTTAGCGGCACCATATACACCTGATGCTCCGTCTTTTACGAATTCACCTGTACCGGATGCTACTTGACCGACCGTGTCTTTTGTACCGGATACTACGTCTTTTCCAACTTCAAGAGTACCTGATGCGGTATCTCGGGCAATATTGGTAGCACCGTCTGCTCCATCGCGGACTAGATTGGTGGCACCTGTACCGGCATCGCGAGCCAAACTGGATGCACTGTCTCCACTTCCAGTCTTGGTTCCACTACCACCATTTCCACCGCAGTTTGTACAAACACCACTGCCAGCGGGGCACGATGGACAAGTAGGACAAACCGGGGGTACGACTTCGGTTTTCAATAAATAGTTGCTATCCGATGAACCGAATAAACCTTGCATTTGGTTAATTAGTTTCATTGCATCAGTGAGTTCCTTAAAAGTGCCTTTTTTCTTTTTTGATTTACTATCATCGCTATTATCACTGGAAACACTAACATCGTCATCATCATCGCTATCACTATCTTCGTCATTGCTACCATTATTATGTGTACTGCTCATATCACGTTTGATTAGTTCAATAATTGGTTTATCATTTTCATCCATTACAACCTTAAAAAAGGCTCTTATTGCAGTTGTACCGGACCGTGCCGCAAAATAAAACACCTTTTTGTCTTCATTGTAACTCGCATCTACTTTGAGATCTTCTCCATTGGATGCAAATTCACTGGGTTTTACATCTTGGATCACACCATCAAATCCTAATGTACTTGTATCAGCCGGTCCCGATGAGTGTTCGGCATAGGTTTTAGAACCGTTGGAATCATAGGCTCCAAATAGTTTATCATTTACATTAATGACTTCAACCTGAGAGCCATTAAAGAAGAACGTCTTATCGTGTGATTTGCTATATAAATTAACCACATGGATAAATGAAATCGACGTATCCGAACTATTTACTGATAGTGGAAATATAAACACACCATATTTATTGTCTTTGCTAGTATAAATGATATTTTGTGCTACTGCGCTTTTCGGTTTTTCAGCCAAGGATGCTTCAAATCCAGGTACCACCTGAATACGTTCAAATCTACGGTAACTATTGGCATCTGTAGCATCTTTAGTATCAATCAATTGTGGGTAGTCAGTATTACTGGTAGCCACGGAGGAATCGGTGGTTTTATACATGGTAGCAGCACTAAATGTAGAGTCGTCATTGAAATTAATACCACTTATATCCATATATACAAAAGATAAATCAGTTTCAGCATTGAAAGTATCTTTTACACTTTTTACTGTACCACTAGGCATGGCTTGGGATACATCACCAGTAACCGATGAGTGAAAATCGATTTTACCCTTACCATTACCTATTTCTACAACACGATATTCAACACCACTGGTATTGAAACTAAGGTCTACATTGTCTCTCCTTTTGATATAAAGCGTTGATGATATTCCATCATCATTGGGTTGAGTCTCTATTAATGCTTTGTTTACAGGATCAAAATAGATTAAATTATCTACAATTTTTATTACCTTTTTCGAATTTTTGGAATATCCATCTAATGTAGTAGAGTATGTACTTTTAGTGAAATCCGAATCGAATCCTTCACTTACTCTATTACTAAAATATTCCCATGTATGGTTTAACAAGTAGCCAATCAATAATACGGCTAAAAGAATTAAGAATATAGTTAGGCCACTTAATCGATATGTTGATGCCATTATAAATTTGGTTTAGATTATAGTATATACAGGTAAAAAAACATGGAAAAAAGGAAAAATTGAAACAACTAGGTTTTAGTTGTCCATTATGGTAAATAACAAAAACAAACTAAAGTACATCAAAATAAAATCATATCAAAATAAAATCAAAAAACCCAAACCGAGACAAAAATAATGGCATCGAATTCTTCTACAGTCAATCCAAAACCAGCACGTACAAAACCCGAACCTTTACCAGTGAATTATCAACCAGAACAACACTTGTATGAAATCGGCATCGATGAAGCCGGTCGTGGTCCACTATTTGGACCATTGTGTGTAGCCGGAGTAGTTTTGCCTAAAGATGGTTCCGTAGATACTACTCATATTCGCGACAGTAAAAAATTAACCAAGAAAAAACTCGATGAAATGTACGATTATGTACGTGCTAAAGCATTAGTGTATCACGTCGAATTCGTAGAACCTAAAGTCATTGACGAAATCAATATTCGCGAAGCGGTTTTGAAAGCAATGCATACTTGTGCTGTACAATGTGTAGAACAATTGCGTAATAAATCTGTAGAAGAAACAACAATAACCAGCAACACAGTGCCATATTTCCTATGTATAGATGGCAATGATTGTCCTGCTGTTCATGTTGACGAAGAAGTTATACCCGGTAAGGCATTTACCGGTGGAGACAATAAATTTGCGCATATTGCGGCAGCATCGATTTTGGCTAAAGTATCGCGCGATCGATATATTTTGGATTTATGTGAACAATATCCTAAATTAAAGGAAAGATACAAAATGGATAACCATAAAGGATATGGAACAAAAGCCCATTTGGATGCCATCCGGGAATTTGGAATCACAGAACTTCATCGGAAAACATTTGGCATTTGTAAAACATCTTCTTGTATACCCATGAGTGATTTACTGTAGAAGAATAATCTCTCTCAAAAATAGAATTGGATTGTATTGAATAGAAATCCACCTAAATAGTTATTTCCCATCTATTGTATATTCTCGCCTAAACACTCATTCCTATTTTAAATCACCATTCAATACAACCCTTTTTTTCTACTATTCTTTTTCTATTATGGAATTCAAAAAAGAATTTACTTTAGCACAACGGAAAATGGAATCCGGTCGGGTTTTGACTAAATACCCTGATCGAATCCCGATTATATGCGAGCGTTCTACAAAAAGCAAAATGAATGGTTTAGATAAAAAGAAATATTTAGTCCCGGTGGATTTAACCACTGGACAATTCGTCTTTATTATACGCCGGCGTCTACAGTTACCCGCCGAAAAGGCCATTTTTTTGTTTATTGGACCAGTTATTCCACCGAGTAATGCTACTGTAAATGAAGTGTATCAACAGTACAAAGATAAGGACGGTTTCCTATACCTTCAATATAGTGAAGAAAACGTATTTGGTGGTAATGATGATGGTCCACCAAACACTTGACGGTTTTTTTTCGGTTCCTTTTTCAGTTTAGGTACAATTATGGTTGTTTATTACTATCAAAAATGGTTCTATATACTTGGAATCAGCATAATCGGGTGGGGATTTTGTACGGGATTCCTGTACAAAACAGTACTCGATAAACTACAATAAAAAAGGGGTCGTTTTTTATTGTATTTTTTCTTTTTTTCTTTTTTTCTTTTTTTCTTTTTTTCTTTTTTTCTTTTTTTAAAATTTAATGTTGGTTTTCTCTTTTACCAAATGGCAAACCCATCGCAATGTTTTAAAAATAGACTAAACTCTTGAATATGCGGAACGTCTACTAAATGGTCCGGACATACTGTATCTTCATCTTTGCATTCTTCACCATTGCCACCATCATCCAATACAATAGGTCTGTACAGTAGACTACCAATGGGGTATTGTTGGTTTAATTTATCCACTACATCTTGAGGTGGCATTTTGTCATCTATATTAGTATACCTCCAATAACCGAAATTGGCATACACTGTCTCGTTTTCTTCGTCGATTTGATCCAAATAGGTATCAATACATGTAGCCAATTTTGTACAATTTTCTTGACTAGTTAGACCACCACCATCATTGCTGTCCCAACCATCTGTAGAAATATGCAAATCATTTGTTTTAATAGCATGGTCACATATTGCTAATATTGGTCTCCATCCCCACCAACTCGCTCGAAAGTAGTTTCCGTCTTCATGATTTTCGTTTTTACCGTAAATATCGACACCCATCTTTTTTGAATTGAATTGGATTGGATCTATTTTGTTTTGAATGATTTCTCTCTAAATTGATTTTTCAAAAAGGTTTTTGAAATTTGGATTTCATTTGATTCATTTAGCAAAAACTCCTAAATGCTTTTCAATTTTTCATATAAATGGATTTCTCTCAAAATTCCTAAAATGAATCCTTCGCCGATAAACATTCACTTCAGTTCTTTGTCCCGGATGATCAATCCAATTACTTTAGGAGAAATGCCTAAACAAAATGAATTGGAGAGAAATCCAGATCCAACTCCAGATCCAAATCTTTCCCAAGAAACTTTAGGCATATTTTCTACAGTCAATAAACCCATAAAAGACATCGAAAAAGAACTCGATAAAAGTGCCAAAATAGTAACCACAATAGAAGATATTGGTATCAATTGTTGTGTATGTTATACCGATTCCACATCTTTTCAATTCAAGACTCATTGTAATCACAATTTATGTGTGGAATGTCTTCTACAGTTAGTCCAGTATGAATGTCCCATGTGTAGAAGTGTATTTCCTACTAGTATAAGGAGGTCAATTAATTCTCTCAAAAACAGTAAAAAAAATAACGACACTGATGACGACGATTATGTCGACCAGTTGTAGTTTATGGGTTTTCATGGTCGGGAACCCCGTCTTTTTATTGATCATATATTTAGGCGTTTTTTTCGGATTGCGTTCCAAATAATTCATTTTCTCAGTACTATCTATAATCGATCATAATGACCAACCACCCACAAAAAAAAGAAGAACAAAATGTACAAACCGCAGGACCAGAAGGACCAGGACCAGAAGGATTTTCTGGACGTGATTCCACCATGAAGTGGAAATACACCATCTGGACCACCATCCTATTCCTTCTAATTGCCAACCCGTACACATTCAAAATGGTCCACAAATTTTTCGGCAAGGTTGTCTCCATTGCCAACCGTGACGGATGCCCAACAACTGCTGGACTTTTGGTTCACGCCGCAGTGTTTGCACTAATCCTTCGATACTTGATGGGATAAATGATTGTTATCCTGTACATAAGTAGGACGATATTTATAAATATGGTAAATATTCGGGTATTCCACTAAATGAATTGCCTGACCATGTTCCAATCGTTCAAAATAATTCGTATATTCACTGTGATATTTATTCCAATCAATATACATTAAAATCCGCTTATAATGAACATTATGTTTCCAAGGTACTTCTTTGTACTGTAGAATCGTGAATATATCGGTATCCACGAACCGATTGCGAATTGTCGTTTCGCTAATGTTCATATGTACTTTAGGAATACATATGGAATAATCTTTTAAAGGAGAATAACTGTACATGAATCTATCTACTATTCTATTTTACTATTTACTATGCTACACCAATTCATCCTAAATCAAAGTAACCGTTTCAATTTTTCATCAAGAAAAACAAAACAAGCAAATCAAAACCAACTAAGTGGTACACTCACCACTTTGGTAGTACGGTCTATTGTACTATAGGCAAATCGAATTGTAGAATCGACTAAATCCATACCGGAACAATATTCCACTTTCTCTTTTTCAAATGTAAACATATTCGATACACGTTTCACATCCAAAGTCTTCTTATCCAACATGACCATAATATGATAGTAGTATCTACGGTCTTCGTACGATACGCAATGGCATAAGAACCAGATTTCATCACCCACTACCATACTTCCAATCGATCCTCTACAGTAATGGAACAAATGCGGTGTTTCGGTCTTTTTGGTGACAATCAATTGATTGTTTTGGATTTTACCAATGGTCAATGGGTGCCATTTGTAGACCATATAAACCGATTTCGGGTCTTCGGGATAAGTAAACATGGTCCAGTTTTTCTCAATCGACCCTTGTCCGTCAATTTCCATAAAGCGTGATTCTTGTACAGTCAAACTTTTGGGATTGAAAATACCATGTTCCACTACCATTTTACCGGCTCCTAGACCACGATTGGCAGTATAGTAAACTGTATTATTGGGTTCATGATAATGGAACCGCACATCTTCTAAACCGACATAATAATTGTCATGACGAGTATCGTAGGATAACCAATCACCTTTTTTTAAAAGCCATGCATTTTGGTCGGTGTCGAATTCAAATTGTCCTACTGCATTCTTGGTCTCAATTTTGTCCTTGTTTTCATAACCACCTTGGTCATTAATACGGTAGTTAACATAGCGAACTAAACCGTACATGACATTCGGGTCATTTGTTTTACAATAAGTGGGACTACTGGAGACAAAATCGTCTTTGTTATAAGACCAATCTTGACCCAAATTACAAAGAAGGTCGCCTAAGTGACCCTCTGTCCATTTGTGATTATTGTAGTCACTCAAGGCTTCAGTATAAAATTTGTAATTGGAAAATACATTGCGTGAAATAGATTGCTCAATAGGACGCATTTGGTTCAGTATATTCAGCGATAATTTCCGTAAATCAATATTAGTGGGATTCAAATAATAGCCTAAAATAGACATTTCAAAATCCAATTTGTAATCGTAAATATCCTTTTGAATAAACAAATAATCACGACTTTTGAATTGGTC